ACCGCTTCGCAGGGACGGTCGAGGGCATCGAAAAACTCGGCCGTCTTTGCCCCGGCGGCAATATTGAGACTTTGGATTCTTTCATGGAATCCGCAACGGTAAGTGAGTCCCTTGAGTTCATGCGCGACGCCGTTCTTGTATTAAATAGTGCGTACGCGGACTACATGAAGGAATGGGAAGGGGAGGAAGTCCCCAGGCTTACCGCGGGGCAGGTGAAGAGCCTGACCATCCCGGCTCTCCGCGCGGCTATGACCGAGGCCATGACCGCCATGAGGGACGACGCGAAGGCCGAGATGGAGATCTCGGCTAAAAAAAACGAAGTGAGGACGGGGGAGGGCTGACCCTCCCCTGGCTTCTTTATTACGGCGTCCATGAGTTCCACCTGACGCCGACGCAGACCCTGCGGATGAAGCGGGGGATGCTCATTGACTTGATAGCCTGCCTTGCCGTCTCCAAAGGAGCGGCGAAGGAAAAGAAGAAGATGTCTTTTGACGACATTCTCGCGATGAGGTAACGCATGGAATCCATTGGAGTCAAAATCCAGGTTGACGGCGGGAAAGAGTTTAAGGCCGAACTTGAAAACATAAAGCAGACCTCGAAGGCGCTGTCGGCAGAACTGAAGAACGTCGTCAGTGGACTGGACAGCACCGGAGACCAGGCGGAAGACACTAAAAAGAAAATGTCCCTGCTGGAGCAGCTCATGCAGGAGGCGGCGCGGAGCGTCGACACCCTGACCAAGAAGCTCGACCAGCAGGAAGCGAACCTCGCCCAGATGAACTCCGCTCTGGCGGATGCGAAGGCGAAATACGGCGCCACCTCTCCGGAGGTGCAGAAGCTCACCACGCAGATCACCCGCCAGGAGACGGAGATCGCAAAGACGAAGACGTCCCTCGCGCAGGCTAAGGGTGAGTACGCCACATACCAGAACGAACTGAACGAGACCGAGGGCGAACTCAAGGACGTCACGAACGCCAGCAAGAAGGCGGGCGACGCAGCTGAGGAAGCCGGCAAGGACGCGGAGAAGGCAGGCGGCGGCTGGTCCATTATGGGCGGAGTCATCGCAGACCTCGCCTCGTCCGCTCTCCAGGCCGTCTGGGGCGCCCTGAAGGACCTCACCAAAGAGGCCATCGCGGCGCACGACAGCATGGATAAGTTCGCGCAGACGATGAGCTTCGCCGGGTACGGCGCAGACGAGATAGAAGGCATCTCCGCGGCAATCAAGAAATACGCGGACGACACGGTCTACGACCTCGACACCATCGCCTCCACGGTCGCTCAGCTGGGCGCCAACGGCGTGGACAACTTCGAGGCCCTGACCGAGGCAGCCGGTAACCTGAACGCGGTAGCCGGTGGTAACGCCCAGACATTTGAGTCTGTCGCATCCGTGCTGACGCAGACGGCAGGCGTCGGTAAACTGACCACCGAGAACTGGAAGCAGCTGACCGGGCAGATCCCCGGCGCAGCCGGCGTAATGAAGCAGGCTCTCCTTGAGATGGGAGCCTATGAGGGCAGCTTTGAAGAAGCCCTCTCCAGCGGCGCCATTACCGCGGAGGAGTTCAACGCCGCCATCATGCAGATCGGCAACCAGCCCATCGCGGTGGAGGCGGCCACCAGCGCCGTCACTTTCGAGGGTGCCATCGGCAACCTCCAGGCCACCGTCGTGAGCGGCCTCCAGGAGATGATCGACATGATCGGCATGGCGAACATCACCGGGGCCATCAACTCGGTCGCATCCTTCATCGGGTCCAAACTCATCCCGGCGGTCAAGCTGGTGGTGTCCTGGCTCCAGGAACACCTGACTCCCATCATCGAGTGGGTTGGCGGCTTCATCGCGGACACCATGATCCCCATCATGTCGACTGTCTGGAACGTTCTCAAGGAGAACATCATCCCGGTCATCATGAACATCGTGGGATGGCTGAAGGACTTCCTCCTGCCCATCTTCATGGACATCGTGGACTGGATCAAGCAGCACATCATCCCCTACGTGGTCAAGGTCATTGAGCTGTGGGGAACTGTTTGGCCCGCTGCCATGAACGCCCTCATGGGCGTCCTGAAGCCCGTGGCGAACTTCTTGAAGACGGTCCTCGGACCTGTCTTTAAGGTCATCGCCGGACTGATCGGCGGCGTCATCGATGCCGCTGCGAAGATGGCCGAGTTCTTCAAGAAGATGACCATCAAGATCCCGGAGATCAAACTGCCGCACTTCACGGTGAAGGGCAAGTTCAGCCTCAACCCGCTGGAAGTGCCTCACCTCGGCATCGACTGGTACGACAAGGGCGGCATCTTCCGCCAGCCGAGCATCATCGGTGTCGGCGAGCGCCGGCCTGAGTTCGTCGGCGCCCTGGACGACCTGCGGATGATCTTCCGCGAGGAAGCGGGCGTTAATGCCGGCGTGACCATCAACGTCTATGCCAGCGACAACATGAACGTGGAGGAGCTGGCCGACGTCATCAGCGACAAGATCCAGGCCGGAGTAATGAGGAGGTCCGCAGTCTATGCCTAACGGTTACATCACATTCAACGGCACCAGCAGCACCGCTGCCGGCGTGAAGGCAGTCGAGTCCTATCCCGCTCTGGACCGCCCCAGGCGCAAGTTCACGAAGATGGAGATCCCCGGCAAGACCGGGGACATCGTCATCTTTGAGGACGCCTGGGCGGACTACGAGCAGGAGTATGAGATCTATGCCGGCGATGGCACGACGGGATCCGCTCCCGGCAAGTTCATCGACGTCATGAGCTGGCTGCACTCCGCCGACGGCTACGCCCGCCTGGAGGACACCTACGATACCACCACCTACAGGCTGGCCTACTTTGTCGGCCCGACTGATGTGGAAAACGTCCTGAACCGCTACGGGCGCGCGAAGATCAAGTTCGTGTGCCAGGGGAAGAGATTCCTCAAGAGCGGGGAGACGGCGGTGACCGTCAGCACGTCCGGAACGGTCGTCACGAACCCGACGGCGTTTCCCTCCAATCCCATCATCAAGGTGACGGGATCCGGGAGCGGGACTCTCACGGTGGGCGGGACAACGGTCACACTGAACACCATCGACACCGGGATGATCATCGACTGCGAGCGCATGATCGTCACCGACTCCGCCGGCACGGCGAACCTCAATTCCTATATGCAGCTGGGAGACTTCCCGAAGATCACCGCCGGCACCAGTCAGGTGAAGTTCACCGGCGGCGTCACGAAATTGACCATCACTCCCAACTGGTATGTCATTTAAGGAGGAAGCATGAAGCCTATCCTCTACGCAAGCACAGAAACGGCGTTCACCAGCCTCGGCATCGGGGTACTGGCGGACGCCATTTCCTGTTCTGTGACGGAAGAGCGCAACGGCAGCTATGAGCTGACGATGACCTATCCGGTGACCGGGCAGTTCTTCGACGACATCCAGCCGCGGGCGCTCATCCTGGCGAAGCCGAACTTCACGGACAATCCGCAGGCCTTCCGCATCTACAAGATCACCAAGTCCATGAGCGGCCATACCGTCACGGTGAACGCCCAGCACATCAGCTACGACCTCTCCGGCTATGTCATCTCGCCCTTCGTGGCGGGGGACATTCAGGCGGCCTTGTCCGGACTGATCACCAACTGCATCACGAATAACTGTCCGTGGACGCTGCAGTCCTCCCGCTCCACCGTGGCGAACTTCACGCCGGATGAACCGGGGAGCATCCGCTCCTGGCTGGGCGGACGGCAGGGGAGTATGCTGGACGTCTTCGGCGGGGAATGGCACTACGACCAGTTCACGGCTACGCTGGAGAACAACCGCGGTACGAACAACGGCGCCCGCATCCTTTACGGAAAGAATCTCCTCACCCTGGAACAGGAGGAGGAGTGCAGTAACCTTTATTCGCACGTCTATCCCTACTACAAGGCGGAGGACGGCAGCGTCGTAACCGGCACCCTAACGCAGGTCGCGGCGGTGTCCTACACCCGCGTCCTTGCGGTGGACTTCACCGAGGACTTCTCCAACGCAGACGAACCGCCCACGTCCGCTGACCTGACGCTCAAGGCGGCGGCCTACATCGCGAAGAACAACATGGCTACCCCGAAGGTGAACCTGAAACTGAACTTCGCGCAGATCCAGCAGCTTCCGGAGCGTGTGGATCTCTGCGACATGGTGACGGTCTACTTCGAGCAGTTCGGCGTCTCCGCCTTCGCGGAGTGCGTCAAGGCCACCTGGGACGTCCTTCTGGAGCGGTACTCCAGCATCGAGCTGGGGGACATGAAGTCCAATATCTCGGACACAATCGCCACCCAGCAGACGGACATCAACTCCGCGAAGGACGTGATCAACCAGCACAGCGAGTCCCTGGTCACCATCGACAACGTCACGCAGAGCGTTCAGGCTTCGCTGGAGGTGCAGGATGCCAGCATCCAGTCGCTGGTGTCGCAGACCACCATCATCGAAGAAAACTACATGGACGAGAACGGCGTGGCCAACTACCTCGCCACTCATTCCTACGTGGACAGCACACAGCTGAACCAGACGGCCACCGACATCACGGCGGTCATCACGCAGCTGCAGAGCGACGTGGACGCCAACGGCTCCGCCATCACCGAGCTGCAGACCGCCGTCACCGTGGACATCAACGGCGTGACGGTCTCCATGAGCGACAGCGACATCAAAGGCGTCTTCGGAGCGACTTCGCTGGAGTTCCAGAACGCGGACGGCGACGTCCTCGCGTGGGTAAGTGGCACGGACCAGGGCCTCGGTGCTTCGCAGCTTTCCCTGGGAGACCCTGAAACACCCGGAAACCGCTGGCGGATCTTCGCGTCCGACGACGGCGACCACCTGAGATTCACGAGGCACATCTAATGGGAAGCGTATCGAGAACAACGACAATCTACGGCAGCGGCTCCACCCGCATCGACCTCTATATGTCCGTGAAGGAGACCGAAGTCCTCGACGACGGAGACAGGAAGCTCGGCGTATACCTTGCGCTGAAATGCTACGGATATTCCGAGACCGTCTACAACATCTCCAACGCCTACGTCCTCATTGACGGCACTCAGGTGGGGAAGAGGACGTCCGGCAAGGTGAAGCTCTCGGACGGACAGACGAAGTACATCATCGCCACGGACTACATCGTCTCGGCGAACGATGACGGCACCGGCTCGGTGTCGTGCCGTGGGTACTTCAACTCCTATTCCACCAGCTCGGCGACCCTGACGCTGAACTATGTCCCGCAGACCGGCACCGGCTACTTCACGCCGAACCCTGCTGTCATCAACGTGAGCGATGCCAACACGGCGATGACGTTGACGGTCACGCCCAGGAATACGGACTATTATCACTATGTCAGGATCCTCGTGGGCGTGCTGCCGTATGCCGTGAGCGCGTGGGCGGAGGATAACTCCTACACGTTTGCGATAACGAATCAGAAAATCGTGACAAGCTTTCCTACTGTCGCAAGCGGTAATGTTGTTGCCACGATTGACACGTATACACAAAAGCAGCAGGACGCGCAGTACCTAATAGGCACCGAACAGATATATGGCGCCTTTATCATCGACACCTCCGCCATTCACCCGAATATCACCATCGACAGCGTCGACCCGCTGAACACGCCAATCTCCGGGCAGATTGTAGCCGGATATTCGGGAGCGGAAGTAGTTCTTAGCGGCCTTGCGTTCGGTGATACGGTCACCGCATCGATGACCAAAGGCGTGGTGTCTTATGTGGACCGCTTCCAGGTAGACACCGACACCCTGCCGGCATCGGAGACGGATTACACCGTCACCGCCACCATTAACGCCAGAGACCGCCGTGGCGGGACTGATCAGGAGCAGACCACCTTTACCGTTAAGGGTTACAAACGACCCATTCCGAAGCTCACAGCCCGTCGTGTGGCATCCAACGGCAGCACCACCTATGACGAGGCCGGCACGTGGGTATATGTCACCTGGTCGAACACCATCACCTCGCTCGGCTCCAACGCCGTGCAGAGTGAGAGCGTGACCTATGCCGGGGACATCTCCGGGACGCTGACCACGAATCCTTCGTGGGTGGCGCTGACGGAGTCCCAGGGCGCCACGTTCTCCTACACCGTGGAGGACCTGTGCGCGACCAGCTCCGTCGAGGTGTCCGTGCCTGTGGCCATCTTCCCGCTGGATCTCTTCCAGAGCGGGGCCAGCGTGGGCGCAGCTTTCGGCGGGACGGCAGTCGGCGACCTCATCAGGTCGTACCTTCCGTTCTCCACGCTCCTGCCGCTTGTGACCGAAAGCACCACCGCGTCCACCACGCTGGACTCCCGGTCCGGCATCATCACCCGCGGACACTACAACGGCGCCCAGACCTTCACCATCCCGGACGGAACATCCTCCGGTTGGTACGCCATCGTGGTCCGCTCCAGGAACGCCTCGACCACGTTCAACTGTTCCGGATCCGACGCTCTCATCATCAAAGGGCAGACATCCGTGCCGGCAACGTACACGTATTCCGGCCTTTGTACATATCTCATCTTCAGGGTGGCAGGCACTCGTCTCGCCCTCTGTCCAATCTAAGGAGGCTAACATGGACTTCACGATCACGAGCCAGCAGATCATCGCGCTGGCGGGCCTGATAGGCGCCGTTACTGCCATCTGGGCGGTAGCTTCCAAACCGTTCAAAACCATGAACGCCATCAGCGACCGCCTCGCCAAGTTGGAGGACAAGATCACCAAGATGTCCACAGCCGTGGACATCCAGGGAGACATGGTCTACCAGTTGCTGGACCACGCCGCCACGAACAACAACACCGGAGAGATGCAGCGGGCATTGGACCAGTACAACGCGACATTTAGACACGGAGGCCAGGCATGATTAGAGCAACGACACCCACCCATGTCTTCACGTTCCCGCAGGATCCGGACGAGTACGACGAGATCCTGATCACCTACAAGCAGGACGCGGTGGTCATCGAGAAGCACAAGACGGACTGCACCATCGACGGACAGGCCAAGACGGCCACGGTGAAGCTCACCCAGGCGGAGACCGTACGCTTCTGTTCCGGCGCTCCGGTGAAGATCCAAGTGCGCGTGGCCTTCACGGGCGGCGAGTCCTTCGCCTCCTCCATCTTCTCCGTGCCGGTGGGCGACGTCCTGAATGACGAGGTGCTGCCATGACGCTGAACGTGACCTTCGCGCAGGCGGATGAGTTCGCGGTATTGTTCGCGGAAGCGAACGAAGCCATCACCGTCGACGTCGGCACGTTCCAGTATGTGGCCATCCCTCCCATCCTGGAGGACCTGAACGTCACACCATCCGCGCAGACACAGACCATCACACCGACCGGGACCGTGCAGGGCTTCGGGAAGGTCATCGTCGACCCCATCCCGCGGAACTACGGCCTCATCACCTACAACGGCTCAACCATCACAGTTTCTTAGGAGCGAAGACGACATGGCACAGAATGTAATCATCAACGGCGTCACTTACGCGAATGTCCCGGAGGTGGACATCCCGAAGAGCGGCGGAGGCACCGCCAAGTTCTACGACACCGCGGCGGCTGACGCAGCTGCATCCGAGGTCCTGAACGGCAAGAAGTTCGCCGGATCCAGCGGAATGGACACCGGGAGTATGGCGAACAACGGCGCCCTCGGCGGCACCATCGGCACGAAGGCCGGCACCTACACCATCCCCGCGGGCTTCACCAGCGGCGGCACGGTTTCCCTGACAAATGTCACCGACTGCGTGTCCGGGAACATCCTGTCCGGTAAGAGCATCCTCGGCGTGTCCGGATCCCTCTCTCTTCCGACGATCTCGCAGGACGGCACCACGAAGATCCTGAGCATCTCCTGAGGAGGTGCGACATGGCACAGAACATAACGCTCCTCGGCGCGTCCTACTCGGACGTGCCTGGTGTGCAGCTGCCGAAGACCGGCGGAGGCACGGCGCTCTTCACGGATGTGACACCCACCACGGCCATCGCCGAAGACGTTCTCAGCGGGAAGGTGTTCTTCCTGGCTGACGGCTCCCAGGCAACCGGTACCGGCACAGGAGGCGGCGGAGACGACACGCTCCTGCTTGCCCTGCGGAACCAGGTCACCAGCGTGTCCGACAGTACGCTGACCAGCATCCGGTCGTATGGACTAGCCTACATGACGGCCCTGACGTCCGCCAGTTTCCCCGCGCTGCAGACCATCAACTCCTACGCATTTTATGATGACTACAACATCGTGTGGAATGGGTGGCCGTTCCCGGCGGCGAAGACCATTGGCAACTATGCCTTCCGGTACTGCTACGGCCTGACCGGGGAAGTCACCCTTCCTTCGACGGTCACGTCCATCGGTCAGTACAGTTTTGCGTCCTGCAAGAACATGACGAAGTTCGTGGCGACCGGCTCGATAACGACCCTCGGCACCTACACCTTCGTCGGGGCATCCGCAGACCACAAGATGACCGTCACCGAGATCCGGATGCCGAACCTCGGCACCAGCATCGCGCTGAACCTTAACTTCGGGTCCACGACGGCGGCAAACGCCTGCCAGCAGCTAGCGGTGGTAGACATCGGCAAGGCAAAGAGCATCGCGGCGAACACCTTCGCGAACTGCTACAAGCTGACGACGCTGATCATGCGCCGGACATCGGTCACAACGTGTGCCAACGTGTCCGCGTTCCTGAACACCCCGCTCCGCGGGTACAGCAGCAGGACGGCGGAGATCTATGTTCCCGAATCGTTGATAGATTCCTACAAGGCCGCATCCGTGTGGAGTACGATTAACGGCTACGGATACGTGACCTGGAAGAAAATCGAAGGCAGCATTTACGAATAAGGAGGAGACCATGAGCAACAAGACCTATGACATTCTCGCCTACATCCAGCGCATCATCCTGCCGGCGTTCGCCACCCTGCTGGCCACCCTCGGCCAGATCTGGAACTGGACGTGGCCGGTGGAACAGGTCGTCCTGACCATCACCGCCATCGACACCTTCATGGGCATCGTCCTGCGGATCTCCAGCAACCAGTACTACGAGCTGCAGAACATCGACGTCCCTGACGACATGGATGAGGAGGACGAGGAGGCGCAGGGATGACTTACCTTTACAAGCCCTACACCTCCGTGCCGTCCAGCTCGGACAAGAACTTCATCAACGTCAACTTCGGCGGGTATGCCCACTGCATCAAGCGCAACAGCAAAGGCTTCACCCTGCCGAACTGTGTCGCCTTCTGCCACGGGATGTGGCTGAAAATCCTCACCGACGCGGAGGGCCTGGAGTACGCCCGGGACATCGAAGCCAAGATGTGCCGAAACAACGCCGAGGTCTACTGGACCTACAACGACGGCTTCGAGCGGGGCCAGGTGCCGAAGCTCGCCGCCATCATGGTGTGGGAAGGCAAGGGATCACGCGCCGGCCACGTCATGACCGTCACCGAGATCAAGGACAACGGCGACGTGGTGGCCACCGGCTCGGACTACTCCGGCGCGAAGTTCTACACCAAGACCTACACGAAGAAGAGCAACTACCGTATCAACTCCAACTACACCTTCCTCGGCTTCATCTATCCTCCGCTGGAGTTCGCCTACACCGTTGGCACCCCGGTGGAGCGGGACACCGAAGAGAACCAGCTGAAGGTCGACATCGACAACCTGAGGGCGCGGTCCTACTCTTCTCTCAATGGGAAGGTCATGGGCTACGTCAACCCCGGGATCTACAACGTCCGGGCGACCAGGCAGGCCGACGGCTACACCTGGTACATGATCGAGCAGGGGATGTGGTGCGCCGAGGTGAAGGGCGTGGAGTTCCTGCCGGCCCACCCGGTGCCTCACTACGACATGGTCATCCACGACGTAATCGAGGACCAGGTGAAGAAGATCTCCGCAGCTGCGCGGGCCGTTGGTGCAGAAAACATCGACGTCACGGAGCGTTGATGCACATTATCTGCATAAAATATGCAGAAACGAATCGTATATACGAATCAATACGAATGACCCCGGAGGCACACACCTCCGGGGCCTTTTTCGTGCTGAATGTACATTCAGTACACACCAAGTACACACCACCTTCATTTTAGCCCTATTTTAAAGGCAAAGGCCGCGAGTTCGAGTCTCGCCACTCCGACCAATTCACGAAAGCCTGTAAATAAGCGTTTTTCGCTTGTTTATAGGCTTTTTCTTTATGTCCGAACAAAAACGGATTTGTGGAAAAAACAAGGATTTTGGGGAAATAAGTACACACCTACGCACACACCTACGCAACGGAAAAGCCCCAGGCCGGCGATCCTGGGGCTATCCGTTCGGAAGAACTGATCAAGAGAAAAACCAAAAGGAGTACAAAATGGTCTCACAAGACAAACATACTACCGAAAACGACCTGTTTCAACCGATTTGGCCAAAATGTCCTCTTAACTTCTCGGCCTCTGCATCCAGGAACTTCTCCCGAATGTGAGTGTAGGTGTCCATCGTTGTCTTGTAGTTGGAATGGCCCAGGAACGCCTGGGCGCCCTTTACGGACACGTCGGACTCCAGCAGGGCCGTCGCATAGGCGTGCCGGATACTGTGCCTGTCGAAGCGCACAGCGTGCGCCTGGCACCACCGCTCCCACCGATAGGCCAGCGCACGGTAGGTCAGCAGCTCCGGCCCGGAGACGATGTAGTCGTCCTCGGCGAGGTCCAGCTGGATGATCAGTGCCTCCAGCTGCGGGAGGAGCGGGACATGGCGGTCGCTCATCTCCGTTTTGAGACGCCCCAGGAACGGCTGGTTGCCCTCGTGGTGGACTGCCTTGCAGATGTGGATGACTTTCCTGTCAAAGTCGATGTCGCGCTTCTGGAGGGCCAGAGCCTCCCCGCAGCGGCATCCGGTGTACAGGATCAGCGGGGCCAGCAGGAACTCGTCCGCCTTCGTCTTCCGGATCTCCGCG